CAACCCGGCGAACTTTTGGGCCTACGATTATTTCGTGGCCAATCCTAGGCCGGGCTTCAAATTGTACCAGTCGTCAATGTATGACAACAGAGATAATTTGCCGGAAGATTATCTGCGCAAGCAGGAAGCGATGGGCGAAGATTATGTGCGGCGTTTCGTCAAGGGTGAATGGACCACGGACATTCTCTTAAAAGGAAGCGTGTTCGCCAAGGAGCATATCGCGCAGCTGGAAAAATTTATTATCACACCGCTCCGCATGCATGAGGGCTGTGAAATTTACGAAGAGTCCGTGCCGGGAGTGGATTACATCATGGGAGTGGATCCCTCCGAAGGAATCATCGACCCGAGCTCCATCTCCGTGGTTTCTTCTTCCGGACACAAGGTGGCGAAGTGGAACGGGAAAATTCCAATAACAGGACTTTCGGATAAAGTCAAGGTGCTGCATTACATGTACAACAAGTGCCTGATAATTCCGGAAAGCAACTCCGCCGGCGCGGCTCTGATTAGGGAGATTCGTGACTTAAAAGTTTATCGGAGAAAACAGCTGGAGTATAAACAGGACATCGAAACGGAGAAGCTCGGATTTCGGATGAGCTGGGACACCAAGCAGCAGCTCATCTCCCATTTCCAAGTTTTGCTGCGCAATAAATCGGTGAAAATTTTTGACCGAAAAACGATTGAGCAGATGAAAACTTTTTTGTGGAATGACGATGCCACACAGCAGGGCGCGGGCGCGGCCCGCGGATTTCATGACGATGACGTGATGAGCACACTCCTCGCCTACTTTGAATTCTCTCCGCAGAAAGTTATGCAAATCGAAGTGGCTCGAACCCGCCCGGTGCGCCGCAAATCATTTCAGTATATGTAAGTATGCGGGTTTTCCCCTTGACGAAATTTTTTAACAGGATGTTATTTTTTGTATATGGAAGCTAAGAAAACTAAAGCTAAAGCTAAGCCGCGGGCGAAGGCGATAAAAAAAAAAGAAAATACTGAAAGTACTGAAACCGCTGAAACCGAAAAACCCGCTGTGGCTCCGATAAATAATTCCGTCAATATTGCGCCGGTGGCGGAGGTTCCGCGCGAAGTGCTGGAGAAAATTTTAGGTAATAAAGGCGAAACAGATTTAAAAGAAAAATTGTTGGCGCTCCTGAAGAAAGAAATTCCGCAATGCTTCGAACGTGAACCGACGGCCGGATGGACCGGACACTTGAATAAAGTGGTCGATATGATTATTAGCTTAAGATAATTTTAAATTATAAACATGAATGGTTTAACAGGTTCTAAAAATACTTCTAGCCGTCCAAAAATGGGAAGCAAAATGGGCAAGGGAGTCGGGGTGAAGGGAAAAACTAAGGGTTTAGTGAGGATTGATACTATGTTGAGGCGCCGCGGTCGATAGTTAATCGAAGAATAAATATATGAGCTATAAAGAAGGACAAAGATACGCTACGACAGACGAAATGAAATCTGAGTTCGGAGATTTTCGCTACAACTATAAGACGGAGAATTTATGCGAATCGAAGAATTACGAGGTAGCTCCCTCGATGGCGGACGCGGATAGTACGGACACGGTTGTCGAGCAATATTAGTAAGATGCAAGATCTAGAGATCAAAGACATCAACCGAGAGTTGCAGGATTTTATCAGCAAGAGAATCCAGATAGTTCCGATGCTGTATTTTTCGCAGTATCAGACTCTGCAGGATGTGAATTTTTACTACAACTCCAAATTTAAATCCGGGGAGATCGATGAAGACGGCGACCGGAAATATTTTTTTAATATTGTCAAGAATCCCTGCAAAATATTTTCGAAGGCGGTGGATTTTGATACCAAGAATATTCGACTCTTGACCGCGGGCGGTGGCAATCCCCTGAAGACCTGGTTTATGGAACGCGATCTGAAATACTGGATGCGCGATCAGCAATTCGGAAAAGTTTTAAATCGCATCTTCCATGACCTGCCGATCTTCGGATCCTGCGTGATAAAAATTGTCGACGGAGTCCCCTACTTCGTGGACCTACGCATGCTGGTCAATGATCAGGGCGCGGACTCTCTGATGGAGAGTCGCTCAATTATTGAAATGCACGATTATACCGTTCCTGAATTTCGTAAAGTCGCCCGGCAGATGAAGTGGAGCGATGCGGATCAAAAGAAAGTGATCGATGAATATCATAAGATGAAGGACCAGAGCCATATCCGCATCTACGAGCGCTACGGAGAAGTGGCGGATATCGCCCCCGACGGATCGACTAGCTGGAAAAACAAAAGAATATTTTTAGCTGATGTGGGAATAGATGAATTTGACGTTTATGGAAATATGGTGACGGTGCATCCGGGTGTGACTTTGGCGTTGGATGATTGGGAAAATGAAGAATTGCCTTATTACGAATTTCACGCGGAGAAAATGCCGGGCCGCTGGCTTGGAATCGGAGTGGTGGAAACACTGATCGAGCCACAGATCCGGGAGAATGAACTATCTAATGTGCAAGCCAAAGCTACTTACTGGGCGGGATTGCGGGTTTTTCAGACCCGCGACGCGTCGATCAATAGAAATTTATATACCGATACCAGGAATGGTGAGATTATGAATGTTGATTCGGAGATCACTCAGATCGATATGTCCGATCGCAACCTGGCTTTTTTTAATGAAGAGAAACAAATCTGGCTTCAAAACCGCGCCGAACTCACCTTTTCTTATGATGTGATTTCCGGAGAGAGATTGCCGGCCGGCACGCCCTTAGGGAGCGCGCAAATCGCCGCCAACCAGACGATGAGTTACTTCGAGCAGATCCAGGAGAACATCGCCATGGATGTAAAGGAAATGCTCTTCAACGATATCATCCCGAATTTTGAAAAACAAAACACGGTCGAGCACACTCTGCGCCTGGTCGGAGAAGATTTGGATACTTACACGGCGCTGGTAAAAAATGAGCTAGTCATCAAGGAAATTATCCGGCAGATAACGGATGGCGAACCCTTCCCGACCAACCAGGAGCGCGATGTGATTGCTCTCTCTATCGAGCAATCCATCAAACAGCACAAGGAGAAGCTCCTGACCATCCCCAGAAATTTCTACAAGGATGTGAAGTACGACGTCGATATCGATATTACCGGGGAGTCCCTCGATACGCGAGTGCGCTACGCAACCCTGTTCGCCATCTTGCAGGCGATCACCGCTGATCCGACGGCTACCACCGATCCGGTCAAGAAAAAAATAATCAGCAAGATGGCCGAGGACGGAGGCATTAACCCGAATGAGATTTTCGGAGCCGAGGATAAGAAGATTGAAGAGATGCAGCCGATGGTATCCCCTTTTAATGCGAGAGGAATTAAAGGTTCCGGCGGAGGCGTTTCCGCTCCGACGGGAGAATTAGTCGGCGCCGGAGAGAAAGCAATATAGATGCTTACCTTTCAAGAAAAACAAATACTGGAAGAACTTCCGAAGACGCAATACGGCCAAGTTCTCTTTAAATTCCTGGAAGAAGAATACACTTTAATCGGAGATATTATGACCGTGAAAAGCAATGAAGAACTCTTAGGTCGCCAGCACGCGGTGAAATTGGTGAAGAAACTTTTTAATTTCATGGAAGAACCCCCCGTTGACAAACCTAAGAAGTCGTCGTACACATAAATTATTAGCACTCTGAGGAATAAACCTCACGAAGTAAAAACGAAAAAATTAAACAGAGACAAAACTCTTCAAATGAAAACTATGGATGAATTAAAGGATGAGTTGCAAGAACTCCAAAATCTTGACGCCAAGAGCGGCGAAACGGGCATTGCGCTCGATGAAGCTCAAAAGTCTCGGTTGGCCGAATTACCCGGCTTGATCGAGCAAATGGAGAAAACCATTAAATCCGAGGAGGATGAAAAAATCAAGAAAAATTTAGAATCAGCCTTGGCTCAGAAAGAACATTACCGGACGAAATTTGAGAAGGAAGAGGCCGAGAGAAAATCAGTCGAAGCCAAACTGGAAGCTAAACTCAAAGAATCAAATGCCTCTAAGTCCGCGCTGGACGTGGAGGATTATATTGACATCAGCGCATCGCTCGAGGGACTGGACCAGCGCGAGAAAGAATATCTCGCCGAACAACATAAGCTCACTGGCAAATCCCTTCGAGACATTAGAAAAGACGAAAATTTCCTTTTATGGCAGTCGGCTTATCAAGCCAAGGTCGAGAAGGAAAAACTAGCGCTCAAACCTTCCAGTAGCCAGATGCTGAAAGATGCTCCAAAGAATTTCGAGGAGCAGCTGGAAGCAACTACCTCTATGGTGGAAAAGGAAAAAATGCTGATCGAGGCTGGACTTTATAAGCCGCCGCGACCTAATCCGCACAGGGTGAATATTGGAACAATGAGATAAAAAATGACTCAAGTAATAAGTAACGGATTGTCTGGGATTACCCCGACAATCTGGAGTACGATGGTGCAAGTGCCATTGTACAAATCTCTGGTGGCTCTCGAAGTGGCTTCCATGAGACTCTCTGATACGGTGAAATTTGCCGACCGCGTGCAAGTGCCGCGATTCGCATCGCTCTCCGTGCAGACTTATACCCCGGGTACTACCCTCTCCGCCAGCAACCAACAGTGGAACTACGACACCTTAATTGTATCTTCTTTCAAGCACGTCACTTTCTATGTGGATGATGCCAAGAACTTGCAGTTGAACGTCGATTCCGCCCGCGAACTGGCAACCGAAGCGGCTTACCAACTGAAGAACCAAATCGACAGTGATGTCTTCAAAAACATCACCGGCGCCGATGGATTTATTTCATTTGGAGCTGATGCCGGCCTCTTAGGAGGTACGGCGCACCGCCCGGTATCCGCAGGTTCTGCCACGATAATCAACCTCTTCGCTAACGCGAGGAAAGTATTGCGCCAGAACAATGTGGAGGAAGTGGGAGACTGGGCTGCGGTTATCACGCCGCAAATCGCCGCTTACATTGAAACAAAAGCCGCTACTGTCGGCTTCAATGTGGCAGACGCCACTCTGCGAAATGGGTACGCTGGAGATTTCATGGGCTTCCAAGTCTATATCTCCAACAACCTTCCTTCCGGAAAGTGTTCGGCAATCGCTACCACGATTTCTGGAGCAGCTGTTTCGGCCACGACTTGTAAATCTATCTACTTCGGTAGAAAGGGAACAATCGATGTGGTCATGCAGCGCATGCCAACGCTTGAAATCCGCAAGAAGGATGACATGATCGGATCCAACTTCATCACCTGGACTGTTTACGGTTCCAGCGTGTTTACGAGGAATCGATCCCGCGGTCTGAACGTCGGTGTCCAATCAGGATTTTACTAATCAGTAGTTCGCCCTTTGCACTCACAC